GACACTTTCTCCAAATGCTTTAAATCCTAATCTTTCTTTTGCTGGTATCTCTTTATACAAACTTTGTATTTTATCTTTGCCAGTTTCATACATATCACTTGCACGTATTACAGCAGACTTAGGATTGATACCTAATAACTTATCACCAGCATCACGATTTGTTCTCATTTTTACAAAATTAGCAGTCAATTCTTCACGAAACTTACTATAAGGCATAAAATGTTCTGTTAAATGCGCTAACAATGCAGAGTTTTTTTGTTTAATGCCTGCAATATCTGATCGTTTTGGTACACCCATATCTCCAAAACCTCTTTCATAATCCATTACAAGCTTTGCATCATTTTTAAATTTACGTAATATCTTGCCTTGATTTGTTGTTTGTGAATAAAAATACTCTAAATATTTTAATACACCTACATTCAGTTTTTTTGCAGGGCCTATACCAACCTTTGCATCTGTTTCATATTGTAAATCTTCTAACACTTTCATATTCACAGTATTTTCCATATCAGCAAATGTTTCAAAGTTTGCTCTACGAAATTCCGGGTATATCTTTTTATACATTTCTTTTTTAATACGGAAAGATACATAATCATTTACATTCTTAAATGCATTCTCTGGTAATACCCTTACTCCTTTACGAGTACCAACCAAATGTGTACCTTCTTGAAAATCATTTCTTAGTTTAACCTCATTAATATAAACAATATCTTCTTTTGAATCATAAGTTACATTTCTAGTTTTTTTAGTTGAATACTTTACTGTTACATTTGCCGCATCATCAAGAGGATTGTAATTATAATTACCAGTAAAATCTATATCTCCTTCTGTTCTATTAAATGCATCATCATATTGCTCTCCCAAACCTTTCATACCACCAGAATCTTTTAATCTGCTTTTACTTACTGGATCTAATCTTTTACCAAATGTACCACCTAAAGCACCCCCTAATAATACACTTGTGCCGATAATAGTAGCACTTTCAGCAGTAGTAGCATTAGGATCAAGTCTCATTCTAAATGGTTCAGTAGCGGCAACAACAGCACCAGTTTGATAACCAGTACGAAAAAATCTACGAAAGAATGAATAACCCCTAGATAATGGTAATGCAACATAGTTTACTGGATCACCTAATCCAGCTACAAGTGATGGTAATAGTTGACCTCGATTAGAACCTTCAATCCTTTCTCTTGCAAGTGTAGATCTATCAATCCTTTGTTTAATTACATCCATTTCAGATTTGTTTCTTACCTCTAAAAAATCTGATGCATAATCTTCATATCCACTTAAATTTTCTTCTGCAAAAGGATCAAAGTCTGGATCATAAGGTTTGTTAAATGCAGAACTATCTAATACTGCTTGTCCCATCAAAGGCCCAGCATATAACTTCCAATGCTCTGATACATCTTCTAAAAAACTAGTATTATTGCGAGGTAATTTATAAGGTGCAGGAAACCCTAATGGCCCATATCGTAGTAAATCTCTATATAGTTTTTCTTCAACCATTTATATTACTCATAAAAAGTACCTTTGAATTGTTGCGATATTTTAAAATCTTCTCTTTGTAATTTAAGATCTTCTAGCTTTTCTGTTTTCTCTTTAAGATACTCAGCTTCTTGTTCTTTTACTCTATTGACAAAATCAAATCTTTCATCAGTAGCTATATTAATTATAATATCACCATCTTCATCTTCTAAATACTGTCCTAAACCATTTTCATCCACAAATACTAATTTATATCTAATATCAGCTACATTACCTATTTCATCATTTACACTGACATATAATCTATCATCTATTGGTACAGCTTTTACATCCTTTATCCATTCAATTCTTCCTTGTTCATCTGGATTGTCTTTTATAAATCGTGAATTATCTATAATATCCTGGAATATATCTTTTGCCCAATCCATATCACTAACTGTCCTTCTAACTGCATTTTTTCGAGTTATTGAAAAATAGTTTTCCATTGGTAAATGTGCAACCATAGATTCTTCATAGTTAATATTTTCACCTAATTGTGTACCAACAGTAGTCTTGGATACACCAAATGTTTGTCCAAGTATGCTACCATTTTTCCATTCATTTAATACAATAGCAATTTGATTTTCTAACTCTTTATTACTACGAATAGATAAATTGCCAGATGCTATTGCAATATCTACTGCATTAGTAGCACTTGCCATTAAATCACTATCATATCTTTTACCACCAAATGTATTTTTTAGCCAATCTTCTATATATTCTGTCCTTCTAGTATAATAACTTTCACCTTCACCAAATATATCTCTAGCAATATTATCAGCTGCATTTTTTTTAGCAGGTTGATTTTCATTTTGACTTCTTAATTCTAGCTCTTGTTCAATAGCATTTTCTGGACTTAGACCTAAATTAATACCTTCAGCAATATTATTCATAGAACGTTTATGTGTTTTTTCCATATAAAAGAATGATCGATTATCACCAGCTTTATTGTTTAAATTATTTAAACGTAATCCTATCCCTGCATTATTAGGGCCAGTTTGTGGTGCAAAAATTTCTAAGAGTTGTACTTTATCTTTATTTTCAAAAGCTGATTCAAGTCTATCATATACTGTTTGTGGTAGTATATTCTGTGTTGCCGCAAAATAGATTGCTACATTATCTTGTACTCCATTTATATTTAACCTATATTCTTCTTCAGAAAAACCTTTACCATAGATCTTTGCATAATCATCTTGTATAGTATCTTCCAACATAAGTATTTCCATATTTTTACGTGTAGCAACATCATTTGCAAATAAACTAATAGGTTGACCTTCTGTATTTTTTATTAAATTTAAGGCAACTTTCTGTCTATCCTTATTTAATTTAGTTTGTGTTTCAGTAAGTGTTGTAACTGTATCATCTAGTTCTGATAGATAATCATTAAATCTTTCTATGGCATCAGAATTATTATTAGCAGTATCAGATAAACTTTTTGCAGTTATTGTTGTACCATCTTGCATAGTATAGTTTGCTATATCACCAGTTATCACAGCTTCTAATCCAACAACATCTGCAAGAAATGATTGTTTTACCTCTATAGGATCATTTGAATTTGGAGCTACTGATAATAATTCAAATAAATTAGCCAAACTTTTTTCTGTATCTATAATCCTATCTAACTCTGAATCTGGTAACAAAGTAGGATTTACTGCTTGGAATTTTTTTAAATCATTTTCATGTTCTTGTATTGCTAGTGCAACATTTTCTTTATCTCCAACTTGATGATACGGCAGAATCTTTTGTCGAAAATCATTTTCTAGATCAGAAAGCAAGTTAGATTGATTTTGTAAATCACTTGCAATTTTTTGTTTCTCTACATTATTATAAGCAGATTGTTTTGCTTTATTAATTGCACCTTCAATGTAAGCTCTTGTATTTGGTGGTAATTCAATACTAGCCATAAATATTCTTGGATCTACTATTTCTAAAAATCTTTCACCATTATCACCAGCTAGTATAGATGATCTTTCTTCTTCATCGATTATACTTTGAAAATCTGTTGCTAATAATTCTAAATGTCTTTTAGTAATTAATTCTTCATAAGCATCTGCTTCTGATTGTGTCTTACCTTTAAAAGTTGGTGGTTTTGTATGCAGTGCAAAAGTTTTAGCTTCACCAGATCTTTTGTCAAAATACTTAACATTTTCTTTTGTAAATGTTGCAAGTTCTGCCGCTTCTTCACCACTTTTTTTACCCAGCTCTTTACTTTCTTTTAGTAACTTTGTTGAAACTGCTTCTGTTATTTGTTCATATGTATTAGCACTTCTACGTAGTGCAGTTGCCATATTGCTAAATCCAGTACCACGATTTACACCTATTTGTGATACATAATCTACTTGTTGTTCGCTTCTTTTAAGGGCCATATTTACTACCTTGGAAATAATTCTTTTAGTGGATCAGCCATACCTAATAAACCTCTAGTAGCTGAACCTATTACATCAGATCTAGCAACTTGTTTTGAGGCTTTTTCACTAAGCTCGGATTGTTGTATTTCTCTTGCTGTACTTAATTGTTTTTCTGCACCCATTAATCCAATAGTCGATGCATCTTTTTTATATGTTTTTTGATTAGCTTTTAATAATGCTCGATAACTTGGCGAATCTAATGCAATACCAGAACCAGCCATTAAAGCTCTATTTTGTGATAGTTCACTAAAATATTTTTGTCTACGTTGATTAAGTTTATTTGTTGTTTCCATTTCTTGTGCAACTTGTTGTTCTCGTAATTGTTGTTGTTGCACTCTAAATCGCATTTGCTCATATGCAGCAGCTTGTTTTTGTGCTTGTATTGACATCAATGTACCAAAACCTTGTGTAAAAGCACTAAGAACAGCAAATATTTGTGGTAACCCAAATCCAAATAACATTAAAAATAAACCTCCGTTGTTATACCCAATACTCTCATTGGTAATGGGACTGACTGCCTAATCTGTAGATTTGGCTCTATGCTATACCCTAATGGATAAATTTCTTTTTTACCAGTAAAACTATCTAATCCATCAGAGGTATTGATACTTGTAGTAGTTAATACCACATCATTACTATTTACAGTAAGATTATACGTAGTCGATAATTCAAGAATAGTTTTTGCAATCTTTCTTGGTAAACCAGTTAACTGTCCTGCTCTACCAGTTGCATCTGGACTAAGAGTATCTATCTCCACTGTGAAGTCTAATCCTATATCTACTGCACTAGCCGCTGTTGTAAAAGATACAACACCACCACTGCTAACAGTGCCAGTACCATAATAGTAAACAGCACTATCTTCATTCGTGCCAGATGTTGCAAATACTGCTTTGCCTATATGTGTTGTCAATCCACTAAATACTTTGCTTGTTACAAACTGTAATGCTACCCCATCTGACTGTGAAGATGCTGTATCGATAACAATAGTATATTCCCCAGACACACCAGTTGCTGTAACAGAGTTAATAGTAAAAGTAGTACCAGTACCACCAAATTGAAAAGTCTCACCGACACTAGGAGCATTAGTAAATCCATCTGCTGTAAATGTTGTAGTAGAGGAGAAAGCACCATTTGTAAGTGGAGTACCATGTGGCTGGTAACTAGCAGATATAGTTTTAGATACAGTATAATCTGTAGGTAAATCAAATGCATGATCGCTAAATTGTTCTAATGAGTATTTATCAACACTATTAATACTTCTTTTAGTAGCAACATATATATCTGAAGTAGTACAACATACTGATGTATAATCCCCATCTGTATTCCACTGCATCCACCCAGCTATCTTCTCATTTCTTTGTGATAAGAATACTGCAATATTACCATCATTATTTACAAGAATATAAAACTGCTCTGTTCGATCTGGTACTGATGTAAGTTTTGCAGAATCTACTGGATCTTTTATAAGATGACTAGATAGTAAGGATATACTATTAGAGCTGTATTCTTCACCAGATTCACTAAACAAATACTCTCTTACAGTCTTACCATTATTCTGTATAAATATAGTTGCATTATCAAACTGTCTTGGCTTTGCTTTTAGTTGTGATCCAAACATAGATTGATTTACAATACGTATATCGGTAGGTGTTACTGGTTGTGATACTGGTGGTCGAAGATAAAACTCACCAGTGCTAGTTAGTATTTGTAAGTTCTTGCCAGATACTAAATGTCTTATTTCATTAATCTGATCTGATGCTATTTGTATTTGTATTGATTCATCATCTTCTGCTGTGCCAACATCAAAGTTAAAGAAGTTAGCAATCTTACTGCCTTGTATTCCATCTGGTAAACCACTTGTTCCACCAAAGTATAATCTTTGTTCATGGAAACAAGCTGTTTGTGGATATCCATTTACATCACATATTACTTGCTCATCCCAACTTCTAGTTGGTGGATGACCTGCTATAAATACATTTACACCACCACCATCAATAGATTCTGTCGCTGTATCTGATGAACCAGCTGTATAAGTAAAATGATTATCATCTGTAACTGTAATAGTAAATGTACCATTTAAGTTACCTTGTGCTAGACCAGCACCATCTGTATCAAATATATCTTCAGCACCACTTATAGTTATAGAAGCACCAGTAGAGAAACCATGCTGTACCATTGTTACCTCTACAAGGCCAGAACCTTGTGTAGTTCGAAAAGGATCTTCATCTAATGGAATCTTTACTTCTCCTTGTAATGTTGCACTTACAGTTGTTGCATTAGTAAAAGCAGTAATAAGTAATTCTACACCATGATAACGAATACGTTTACCTACATAACTAGATGTAAAATAATCAGCTGACGTAACACAAGATACACCAGTTGCACCTTTAGTTGTATTATCTATATCAAGCGTAATAGTTGCATCTGCAAACTTAAAATATGGTTGGAATACTTTCTCACCATTTATGCTACTTGCAAAAGTAAAATCAGAAACAGTAAAGGTAGTAGCACCAGTTCTTTTAATAACTTGGGGATGAAAACCAGAATGTACTACAATCATAGTATCGCCAGTTTGTGTTACATCTAGTTCAAAAAGATGGGAAGTAGTCCAATCACAACTACTTATAGTCTGCAATAATGTGCCATTAGTTGAATATATTTTAAGTACTGTATTTTGAAATGCTAAGATATATTCTTGTCCAGCACTAAATATAAAACTCTCTATCCGGGATTCTGCACCTAAATCTGCTCTGAAAGCTGTGCCACATCTACGTTCGATAGCACCTTGATTCATAGGAATTACATTACGTGCTTTTTGTAAACCAGATGCATATGCAGTTAAATCAGTACGTGATATTAGCTTGGGATCTAATTCACCCCTAAGAAAGTTAGACTGATGTACTCTTTGCATAGCCATGTAGAACCTATGATGGTGTTGTAGCTGTTATGTCATTCAAGGCTGTTCGATTACGTACATTTCTAAATCTATCTACATCTACTCTACGTGTTGTCTGTGCTTGTGAATCTATAGCCTTCGCACTCTGTAATTGAGAACGTGCTTGTTGTGCATACAATACTGATAACTGATCATTACGTGCTATCGCACCAGCGAACAAAGACGCTAGTTCAAATACCAGCGCCTTTGTGAAGTAGGGAGGGAAAACACTTTCACTTGGCTGAAAAGTATAATCAGCTATTACCGTATCAGAGCTAGTAGTATCTGTAAATAAATTTTGACCATATCTGTCATAAACTATGACTTGATCGCCTACTGTTACTGTATGAATTATAATTGCATCAGTTGGTAAAGCATATGATGATTCATATCGTGCATCTGGATTAGATGAGTTCTTACTCAACTGAGTTTGTTTACTTGCAAATCTCCAACGACATTTTGTTAATAGATCTTCTAGTGTTGTTTCATATAGTTGGTTTGCAACAATTGATTCTGTGGTGTTTTGTGAGAAGCTTGAGATTGTATTAGCACCAACTAATACTAAAGCTTTATTACATATATCAAATTTACTAATAGTCATTTTGTCCTCAATGTTGAGGGGGGCGAACCCCCCTCGATTTGGTTATGTACCGTTAGTTGTGGTTACAGTAGCCGCACCAGTTGCACTTGTTACAACTACTAAGTCTACTGTTTCTGTGCCACCAGTTGCACCAACGACTAAGATAATATCATGCTCTTTTAGTTCGTTAGTTGCATCATTAAAGTATCCAGATCCTACAATAGTACTGATTGCATCTGTACTGCTGTAATAGAAGATACCTCTTGCACCACCAGCAACTTTTAATAAAGCACTTGCTGAATAAGCCATATTATATCTCCTTTCTTATTCTGTGATCTGGCACTCAATAGCACCATTGTTATCAATCATCACTGCGCCCATAGACATATATGATGTGATAAGGTTACTAACTTTCTCAGGTATATAGTTTACTTCTGTTCTAATATCTGAACCCATAGCAAGTCCAACAGCTGATTTGTGATATGCATGGCAATCACGAGTTGTACTTGAAATAGATAGACCAGAATGTGTAAACCACATAAACCCAAGCCATCTTTTTGCAGTTAATCCACCAGCATATGGTAGATCACCTTCTCCGACATACTCTGAACGTGAAAATTGGTCAATTTGTAGAAGGTCTGCCCAACCAGCTGGAGATACAACAAAGTATCTTTGTCCATCATCTGGAACATCTCCTTCACCAAATGCTTCATACACAGTCAAAGCTTTAGCTAGAGTTAGAGCCGCTGATCCGTGAGCAACGTTGTTGCTGTTTGTACCTGCGTCTAAGACATCAATGATAAGTTGGTCTGTCTTTCTACCTAGTGCGGCAGATGCTGACATAGCCAATACTTGTCTTTCATCAATGTTTGTTTTCAGCTCATCTAGTCTGTCGACATAATCGGCAGCATAGAAATCTGAAAGAGTAACGTCTACTGTTGAATGGCTGACATCCATTGTTGGAACTTGCGCGTGTCTACTTTTAGATACTGCACTTCCAGTACCAACTTTTTGGAATCGAGCTTGGTTACCAGTAACGTTATTAAGTTGCCTTACAGTATTACGAAGTTTAGAACCCATACGTTGATAAGCCATATGCACTTCTGCTTCAAACTGTTTAATAAAGGCAGTACTAATAGATGTACTCATAATACACTCCTTGTTAAAAAGTTAAGTTTAAATTAGACAGTTATCCAAGTTAGATTATCTCGGTTGTCCATTGTGGGCCTATTTCATCTAATATGGGCTGTGTTCCATATTTAGTTACATTTTGTAACTTCTTATAGAAATACAATATTTTTACATCTTTGACAAGTGTTGGTTTACTTACAAAGTTAAACCCTTGCCATTTTAGCCATTTTATTGATTTTTGATTTTCTTCTATGATGTAATTAGAAACAAAAGTGTAGTGTTCTTCCAAGAAATATAGCCACCTTTTATTCTTTTTTAAAAAGTCTATGTAGTGTTTATCTAACAAGTCTGAAGCTATAAACCATATCCGACCAGTTCTTGTATCTTTAGGTTTAGGCATAACACCAAATATACCTACAATGTCTGCGAAATCATTGAAGATAGTGTAAGTATGAACATTGTCTAGCTTAGTTCTGAAAGGAAACATCAATGCTTGTAATGGTTCTAATCCCCACAAAGCTATTTCATACCGATCTATCTGTCGTATATTTGGTGCTAATCTCCAGCAATCCTCTGGGATTGTTTTTTCACAATATAGTCCTATCTGTATAACCTCGCAAATGCTTCATCTACTTTTCTAACAAATGCAGGATCTCTATCTTTAGGATCATAGTATCTTTTGTCTTTCATCATACCACGTACATCTTCTAAAGTTAATGGTCGTTCTGGTTGAGCAACTTGATTAGCAGATGTAATACTTTGCTTTTGTGTTTGCATCATACGTTCTAAAGCTTCGATACCTTCTGCTGTAGCTCCAAGTGTACCAACTATTGCTTCATATTCTTCTGTTGAGAAAAAAGAAGATGCCCAAGAGTTTACAGCATCTAAACGTGCATTAGCATTTTCTCCTAGCTTTTCTTTCTCACGTTCTATATCTGGCATATTACCTAAGTAACTATCTATATACTTGTTAATGCCTTCTTGAAATATTTCTTGTGAATATGCATTTTCATCACAATGTTCTGCCCACCATTCAGTCATTGGATTTTCTTGTAGCATTTCTTCAGTAATACCTTCTGGTAATGCAGGCAGTTCATATGCTTCTGGTTTCTCAGAATCAGCTTCTTCAGAAAGTTCATTGATAATTACTTCACGTAGTTCATCTTTTTTACCACCAACATACTTCTCAAGATTGGTATAAGATTTACCAAACTCCTCCATATTTACATCTCCAGTTTCTACATTCCAAAACTTCTCTGGTATATAGTCTGGTCGAGGTGCAGGTTCTGTTGTAGTAGGTGCTGAATCTTCTGCTGTTGCAGTTTCTTCAGTTTGATTTTCTACAGTTTCATTTTCATTCATTAGTCTTATCCTTTACTATTTTTTGACTTTTACCTTTGTTTATTCTTCTCTGTATTAACCCAACAATATATCGCTGTCCTTCCAAATGCATCAAATGTTCTTTACTTATCTGAGGCCCAGCTACTGTTTCTATAGATATCGAACGTAAATATTCTAATACCTTTGCACCAGTGGGTGTGTTAAATGCAACTGAAAAAGAATCATTAAGATTCTGCTCATCTTCAGCTGATCGTTCCAAGTTATCTAAACCTATAAGTTTATCTACCATCATCTACTCCATATTCTTTGATTAATATCGCGTGCAGAAACCATATAGCTTTTTGTATATCTTCTGCACCATTCTTCTCTCTATGCCTAACAATATACTTTATTGCTGAAGCATCTGGGTATGGCATCTCACGTACAAAGTCATAAGTTTGTAACTTCTTGCCACAATCACATACACCCTTCTGATAATAAGCTGGGTTTATTTTATCTGTCATACAATATCTCCAATCCAATCTCCATTATTATCTAGCACCATTGGTAGTAGTCTGGGAACACCATTTAGTATAATTCCACAACCTAATACAAATCGTGTGTTAAAGTTTTTAGCATAACTAAATGCCATAGACTTCTGATTAATCAAACAACCTACATTCATACCCCAATATAGATCTTCTGGGTTTGCCCAATATCCAATACAAAATTTAGTATGGTAGTGGCCCTGCACACAATTCATACCCATTGTTTGTGATACCTTTAATACATCTGCCGACTTACCATGTGTAAAGTAAACCTTCTTACCATTACTCATTTCAAGTGTAAGATCATCTACCCACTTCCAGTTCTTAGTTCCAAGAAACTCACCATAAGGTCTAAGAAACTGTGCAGACATACCATACTTTATTGCCCTTCGATAAACCAAACTACTATGATTACTGTGTACTTCAGTTACATCTGGAAATATAGATTCTAATTCTTTGATGTACCCTTTCGATACACTAAGCTCATCACCTATTGATGGTAAGTCTGGATTATGCTCATGAAAAGAAATAGCATGGAAATCAAGTAGATCCCCAATATTGATAACGGTATCTGGTTTAAACTGCTTCTTAATTTTTTGTAGAAATTTAAAAGAATCTTTGTGATGATACGGAATATGTAAATCACTAATAACAAGAACACTCTCATGCATAATACCCTCCTATACTATGTTGTATCTGGGGGTGAGCCTTCCATTGGTGCTTGTTGTTGTTGTC